ATTCCCGAGAAGGACGGCGAAGTAGGCAGTATCTACGATCGCCGGGACATGGTGGTCTTGTGACGAGATGGAAAATCCTGACGGTCGCCTTTGTTGCGATGGGTCTCATAGCGGGTGGGATGTGGGCGATTTATCCTCCACTCTCTCCGATTGTGGTGGGGGCAATCCTTTGGATGGATCTGCGGGAGAGCCTGAAACATGAGCGTTTGCGACATACTCTTCCACGCTGAGGAGTACAGCATCAGCGACCTGGTGAATCCGAAGTACTGGCTGACCGAGCTGTATTCCGGAGTTACCACGGCATCGGGCCAGTCGATCACCCCCTACTCGGCCACGTCGGTCTCGGCTTACTATGCCGCGATGCGGGTGATCTCCGAGGACGTGGCCAAGTTGCCGCTGATCACCTATCGGCGGGTTCGCCCACGGGGGAAGGAAAGGGCGCCGAGTCATCCCTACTACGATCTACTGCACCTGCAGCCCCATCCCGAGATCGGGGCCATGAGCTTCAGGGAGACCCTGACCCAGTGGGCGATGGGATGGGGTGACGGCTACGCCAGGATCGTGCGGGACCGAAAGGGCCTGGCGACTAGGCTGGTCCCCCAGCATCCGTCGAAGGTGGAGATCAGGAGGACGGACGACAAGGGCGACCTGTACTACAGGGTCAAAACCAAGAACGGGGAATATGTCGACGTCCTGGATCAGGAGATGATCCACATCCATGGGATGGGCGACGACGGGGTGAAGGGGTATTCTGTGGCGCAGATCGCGGCCGAGACCCTGGGGCTCTCGAAGGCAGCAGAGAAGTGCGGGGCCAGTCTATTCGGCCAGGGGATCAATCCGCGGATACTCCTGAAGCATCCTGCGACCCTGAGGGACGATGGGCGGGAGCGGTTGAAGGAACAGTGGGATAAGCTCTATGGGGATCCGTCCGAGATCCATCGGACGGCGGTTCTCGAGGAAGGGATGTCGGTTGAGAAGCTGACGATCCCGCCTGAGGACGCCCAGTTCCTTGAGACCAGGCAGTTCCAGGTCGAGGAGGTGGCGCGGTGGTTTCGCGTGCCCCCGCACAAGATCGGCCACCTGGAGAAGTCGACAAACAACAACATCGAACAGCAATCGATCGAGTACCTGACCGACTGTCTCCTCTCTTGGTTGCGGAGATGGGAAGAGGAGCTGGCGAGAAAACTCTTTCCAGGGACGGAGTACTTCGCAGAGCACCTGGTCGACGGTCTCCTGCGGGGGGACGGGGAGAGCAGGGGGAAATTCTATCGGGAAATGTTTTACATCGGGAGCATGAGCCCGAACGACATCAGGGAGAAAGAGAACGCGAATCCAGTTGACGGCGGAGACACCTACTTCGTCCCGGTGAACATGATGCGCCTCGAGGATGTGGCCGAGGGGGTCCAGGCGGCGGCCCCCGGGGCCCCCGGGACCTCGGCGCCGACGGACGACGAGGACGAAGAGGAGTCGAGCCCCAGGGGGCCGGCGAGGGCGCCGGCTGAGCCTCCCGGGGGCGCGCGGCGCGGGGAGCGCGGGCCCGGGGCCGAGGCCCTCCTGGCGGCCTTCCGGCCGGTCCTGTCCAAGTCCGTGGGGCGCCTCGTGCGGAAGGAAGAGGCGGCGATCGGACGGGCGGCGAAGCGGTACCGGCCACCGGAAGGGGCGGCGGCCCTGAAGTCCTGGTGGTCGGACTTCTCGTCCGAGCAGCTCACGGCGCTCCGGGAGGATTGCCAGCCCGTCCTGGCCGGCTATGCGGCCCTCGACGGCGGGGCCCCCTGGTCGGGGACGCACGAGGCGGCCCTTGTGCGGCACCTGGCCAGGGCCCAGGCCCTCCTAGAGCTCGACACGGCGGCCCTTGACGCGGCGATGGCGGGATACCTCAGGGACGAGACGGCAATCACAGTGGCGGACCTACTGGCCGCCCAGGCGGCCCCAGCGGGCCCAGGAGCATGAAATGTCGAAGCTACCCTTTGCGATCGATCCTCGGTGCTACGCGGAGCACATAGGGCAAATCTGGGCGATCGAGCCCGGGTGGTTCGCCGATGCGGTCTGTCGGGTTAATCAGGGCGTCCTGCGGCCCCAGGCGGCCGTCCAAGAGGCCGAGGACACCTCTCCGCCCTACGTCGTGACCGAGGACGGAATCGCCGTCCTGGGGATCAACGGGCACATGAGCAAGGGGCGGTCGAAGTTCGGCGGGACATCCACTGTGGAGACCCGGAGGGCCCTCCGCGACATCGCGGACGACCCCCGCGCGAAGGGGGCCCTTCTCGTGGTCGACTCCCCCGGGGGCGCCGTCCCCGGGACCGAGGCCCTCGCCGGCGAGGTCGCCAGGCTGGCCAAGAAGATCCCCGTCCATGCCTACGTCGACGGTCTGGGGGCCTCGGCCGCCTACTGGGTCGCCTCCCAGGCCAGTCGGATCTCGGCCACGGCGACCTCGGAGATCGGGTCGATCGGGGTCCTTTCCGTCCTGGTCGACGACTCCGAGGCGAATGCCAGGGAGGGGATCAAGACCGTCGTCCTGTCCAGTGGGCCATTCAAGGGGTCGGGGATCCCCCCGGTGAGCGCCGAGCAACTGGAGTATCTTTCAGAGAGGGTCCGGGACATCGCCGACGAGTTTCGGGCTGCCGTTTCCCGTGGCCGGGGGGGGGTCTATGAGGAATGGATGTCCGGGAAGGTCTGGATCGCCAAGAAGGCTAAGGACCTCGGCCTGATCGACAGTATCGAGAATCTCGAGGGGGCTCTGATGGGTGTCAGAAATGCCATTCCCAGGGAGGCTTCTGTAGCCATCCAGGCAAATCGACGCGGTCAGATCACGCGGGCGATGTTGCATATGGCGAAGCACGAGATACAATCGGGTCCGTAGTCGATACTTCTTTTCGACGAGAAGGCCTGAGGCAACCTGAGCGGCGCCGAGACGTCGACGGGGGGCCGAGGGCGCGGCCGGCAGGTCCCGCCGAGTCGGGGCAAGCTCCGCTGTGACCACCTGAGCGATGATACTTCTCCATCGCGGGGTTGCACCGGAGCTAAAAATGCCCGACCACCTGAAGATGCGGCAGACTGCCGCGGCGAAGATCGAAGAGGCCGAGCGCATCCAGAGCGCCGCGGATGCCCGCGAAGGTCAGTCTCTCACGGCCGAGGAGATGTCCAAGATCGATGGACTCCTGGCCGAGGCCGAGGGACTCCAAAAGCAGGCCCAGATAATCGAGCGGGTCCATTCCGCCAAGGCCGACCTCGACGTTGTCGACGAGGACATCCGGCTGAGGCCAGATGTCGGCCCGAGCGCCTACGCTGAGCCGAAGGACACTGAGCTGGAACTCCGCGGAGGGTTCGGAAGCCTAGGGGCTTTCGCCGCCGCGGTCTGGTCCGCCCAGGATCCCTCGATCGGACGATGGGACCCCCGACTTCGGAGGTGGGTGGAGAGTGGCCACGTCGCGGCGGCCTCTGGCATGTCCCAGGGAGTCGGCCCCGACGGCGGGATCCTCGTCCCCCCCACCTTCGCGCAGACCATCTGGGATCGATTGATGGGAGTCGAGAATCTCATTTCACGGTGCGATCAGTACACCGTGACTGGGGAGAGTCTGACCTTCCCCGCCATCCATGAGACTTCCCGCGTGGCCGGGTCTCGCTGGGGCGGGATCCTGGGCTACTGGATCGCCGAGGCTGACACGATCACGAGTTCCAAGCCGAAGCTCCGCCAGCTCAAGCTCGAGCCCCAGGAACTCGCGGTCCTCTGCTACGTGACCGACAAGCTCCTAAGGAACTCGCCGGTCGCCCTGGAACAGTACCTGACCCGCGCGGCCACCGAGGAAATCAACTTCCTGGTCGGCGACGCGATCGTCAACGGTGTCGGCGGCGGGCAGCCACTGGGGATCATGAAGAGTGGGTCTCTGATCTCCGTGGCCAAGGAGACCAGCCAACTAGCGGCGACAGTCAACAGAGAGAACCTGGCCAAGATGTGGAATCGGCTCCACGTCCGCAGTCGATCCACCGCGGTCTGGCTTCTCCACCAGGACGTCGAAGCCCAGCTCGACCTTCTGTTCCAGGCCGTCAAGAACGTGGCTGGATCGGAGAACGTCGGCGGGTTCGCCGACGTGATGTACAACCCCACGAACCGGACGATCAAGGGTCGTCCGATCGTGACGGTCGAGTGGTGCCAGACCCTTGGGACGCTTGGCGACATCATCCTGGCCGACATGCAGGCCTACGCGGTCGGCGTCAAGGGTGGGGTGCAGAGCGCGGCTTCGATGCACCTGAAGTTCGACTCGGCCCAGACCGCTTTCCGGTTCATCTGGGAAGTCGACGGCAAGCCCTGGCTTGACTCCGCGATCACGCCCTACAAGGGGTCGAACACGACGAGTCCATTCGTCGCTCTGGCGACCAGGTCGTAGTCGTGACAGATCAGGTACTAACACAGGAGACCAAGCATGAAGCCCTTTGAATCTGGAGAGATGCAGCTTGTCCCGTTCTTCCCACCCGTCAACATGGCGACGGCGGCGAACACGGGCGACTGGATCAACATGGCGAAGTTCAAGCACTGCGCCATCGTACTTCTCAAGGCCATCGGAACTGCCGGTGAAGACCCGACGATCACCGTTCAGCAAGCCACGGCCGCGGCTGGAACGAACGCAAAGGCTCTGAACTTCACCAAAATTCTCGTGAAGCAGGGAGCCCTTTTTACGGCCATCGGACAGTTCACGCGAGTCACGCAGACCGCGGCGAATACCTACACCGAGGCCACTTCCGCCGAGGCCCAGGCGCTTTGGGTCATCGAGATCGACGCCGATGAACTCGACGTCGACAACGGGTTCACGTTCGTCCAGGCCTCTGTGGGCGACGTCGGCACGGATGCCCAGATCGGGACGGCATTCGCCATCCTGTCTGGTGCTTCCTACGTCGAGGATCCGGCACCGAGCGCCATCGCGTAGTCGTTCTTTGGAGCACGGGGGCCGGGGCTCACCATGGGCCCCGGCCCTCTTGAAAACCTATGGGACGGCTAGCCCTATACACGGCGCCGACGGCAGGTCTTCTCGCCGTCTCCGTGGCCGAGATGAAGGATCACCTTCGCCTCGACACGGACGACGACGATGCGACTGTCGAGCTTTGCATTCGTGCGGCGACCCAGAAACTCGAGGGGGAGATCGGGAAACAGCTTCTCCAGGCGACCTACGATTACTACCTGGACGAGTTCCCCGAAAGCGACGATGACATCATCGAACTCCCACGACCTCCCCTGTCGTCAGTGACCCACGTGAAGTACGTGAATGCTTCCGGGGTCGAGACCACGATGTCGTCGACCACGGACTACGAGGTGATCACGACGGTCGCGGCCGATCCGTTCGGGGGATACGGACACGTCCGCCTCAGGTACAACCAGTGCTGGCCGACGACCAGGGACGAAAGGGACGCGGTCCGCATTCGCTTCGTGGCCGGCTACGACAACGCCGGGAAGATTCCTGATCTTGCCAGGGCGGCGATCAAGCTTCAGGGAACACTTTTCTATGAGGAGCGATCGCCGATCTACATCACGCGGGCTGGAGAACGAAACAAGGAACTCGGGAAGATCCCGCACGCCTACGATTCGCTGGTCTGGCTTCTCAAGGAGTGGAAGTGAACATCGGACTCCTCCGACATCGCCTGACTATTCAGAACCCGTCTAGGGTGGCTGACGGGCGCGGAGGATATACAGAAACCTGGGTCTCGGGCGAGACGATCTGGGGGGACGTCCAGGATCTCAGTGCAAGATCGAGGTTCTTCGCCTCTCAAGTTGTGCCTGGTGTCACTCACGAGGTCCGGATCAGGTCCAGGAGTGACGTCAAGTCCGGGACCCGTTTTCTGTGGGGATCGAGATACCTTCTGGCGACCACCGCGCCCATCAACACCGATGGGAAGAACGTCGAGATGGTCGTGAGCTGTACCGAGGTCCTAGTGTGAATCGTCCTCAGTTCGAATTCTGGATGAAAGCTCGGGGCTTCAACGAGACCCGCCTGGCGATGGGCAGGATCAATCGTCAGCTCGTCGCCGACCTTTATCGAGCGACGATCCAGAGGGCGGCGAGGATTCAAGCGGGGGCGCGCCAGCGGGCGCCCGTGGATACAGGGAAGCTCAGGTCGGAAATCTTCTCCCAGATCCGCGCCGGCCGGGGCCGCTGCATAGCAACTGTCGGGACGAAATTCAAGTACGGGTGGTACATGGAATTTGGGTTTGCGAAGGCCCAGGCCGGGAAACCGCCGCCCTACAAGGAAGGGACTCCATTGCACGGGTGGGCTTCCCGCCACGGTCTCCCGCCGGTCTACGTTTCACGACTCCTGGCCGGCCAGTGGAAGAAGGGGATGCGGACCCACATCAAGAAGCGACCCTATCTAGTCCCGGCCTGGAACGAGAACAGGGGGGCATTCCTCGAGGATGTCAAGGCGGCCGTTCTGAAACACGTGACCTTCATGGGACCGAAGAGCTATGTCTAACGAGAAGCAACGACTTCCGATCGATGCGATCCAGCTTGCCGTCTACACGAGGCTGTCGACCGACCTGGCGACTCCGTGGCCCTCAGTCGGGGTCTTTTCGTGGCAGGTCCCCAAGGGCGAGGAATACCCGTTTGTCGTGATCGGGATGTTTTCTTCGATACCAGCCGGGATGTCCAAGGACTCGGGAGGCCATGAGGTCACTCTGGCAATCGAGGCCTACGACCAGAATACAAGCGCCGTGCGTTTGAACTCCATCATGAACTGTATCCTCACGGCTCTGAGTAGGGCCAACATCGCGATCGGCGATGGATTCGAGGAGACGTGGGGATGGGGCCGGCCAGAGAGTTCGGAGGTCCTACCGACATGGGATGAAGCAAACGCGAAGGTCGTTCTTCAGGGAGTGATCCGATACAAATGGCTGATCCAGGACACGCAACAAGTTACTTAGGAGGAGCGCATGGCGACTCT